AGCACCTGATGGAGCTACCCAAGTTTTATCTCTTTCCATAAACTTTATTCCAGGAATAGCTTTGGGATAAAGTTGTTTGCTTACTGATATAAGTTCTCTAAGCTCTTCTGTAGACCTACGAACAAGTAGCATTCGTGCATTTGGATTCCCCAAGTACCGCACTGGGTCTGCAACCATCGCATAAGATTTGCCACCACCTGCTGCTCCTCCATATAAAACTTCTTGTTCTGTTGCTGCTAGAAAGCTAGTTTGAGGTCCAGGATTAGGTTCAAATATAACTTCTCTAGCTTTTTCAAAGTCTAGTTCTTCAGGCTTCGGTTGTGCTGGAGCTAACTTTTTCTCTGTAACCGAGTCTTTGGGTTTCAAGCTTTTCCGCTTTTTGTAACGCTTCTTTGTACCTTTTGGCAAGGTAGCGTTGAGTTGAAGCTTCGTTCTTACGTTGTTGCTCAATTTTAACTCTCTTGTATAAACCTACGTGGGAAATATACCTTTCAGATTGAGTACTGAGCCAAGCTGCAACTTCTCTATAACTGTATTGCTTTAGAAACTTTTTAGCTCTTTCAAATAACTCTAATTCTTCTGGAATTGGTAGTAGTATATCACAATCATCGGGGTCTTGTCTATACCCAAATGGTACATGAGTTCCAACTCTTACAACTGGTTGCCATTCATACACACCATCTACCGCTACAGGTTTAGGTAACTTCCAAGTTTTATTCGTTTTCATCAGCTTTCTGTGGTAAAATAAACAAAGGATTAGCTGCAGATACTTCTACTTTTTCTGTTTTAACAAAACCACCTCGGTCTAAAACATCCTTAGCAGCAGCCATCTTTTCTTTATTACCTAAATCCGTAGGATTATTCATTACTTCAAACATTGAATATGCAGCTTTTGTTGCTGATGAAGAAATAAACCTCTTTGTAAGATCTGCAATCTCTTCTGCTAAAGACTCTGCAATAGCTTTAGTTGAAACACCATCTGCATAACCTGCAAGTTTTCTAGCTTTACCTAGATTACCTCCAGCTTCTTCAAACAATACATCTAAGAATTTTTGTTGTTTTTCTGTTAAGTTTCTAGCCATATTTCACCATATATACTATAAGAGAAAAAATACCCACTGCTGATAAAAGTATAAAACCTGTAAGACCCCAAGTCACTATTGCTTCTTGTAATTCAGCTTTACGATACTCCTGCTCTTTTTTCTGTTTACGTATTCTACCTTCAGTTGCTACAAGCTCATCCCATGCAGATGGACCCATACTAAAACTAATCCAGTCTTTAAGTTCTTTACGCATGGCTTCAGCTTTTTTCTTAGCTGTAAATATTTCTAAAGCTTCAGCTTCAACAGAACCCCCATTAAGTGCTTTCCACCAAGGGGGGTTCTTGTTTTTCTGTTCCATGTAAGCTAGGTCACTCATGCTACTAGCCCATTGGGTCAACTGTCCTGACATATCTTGAAGGTCTTTACCTATCGCAAAGCCTTTCTTCAACGCATTGAAAGCTACGGTAGCTCCACCGATTATTGTTACTGGGTCCACGAGCCTCCTCCCAAAGTACTCCTACCATTAATAGAATAACTAGCTGATTCTTTCAGATAGACTTACCGTAAAGTATAGCCCTTTCTATATCAAATCTACCGATACCTAAGTCTTTCAACTCTCTGTTAGTCATTTTTTCGAGTTGTATACGTGCAATCTTACGTCTTGCTGATTCTTCCCTTGCTTCAATAAGTCTGTTAAATATTTTCTTAAACATTTTCTACTCCTATGTTAGCCCTAACTGGGCAGGAGTAGTTATACTATAAATAGTTATAACATACTACAGACAAAAATGCAACCCCGTTATGTCGGTTGGTAATGCTCCTCACCTGAAAGTATGACGTGAGCATCTGCACCTGTTTCTTCAAAACCTACAATCTTGTCTCCTGCAGATAATGCAAGATACCCACCGCCTTGTATTACTTCTTCTAAACTATTACCTGCAAGACTGTGATCATCTACAATAAAATGATATGTAGTTGTAGATGCTTCGTACCATTGTAAGCTATACTTCTTAGTAGAGTTAGCACCAATAGATACATGCATAAATTTAATAAGGCTTACGTAGTTATTAGGACAAGTGTAAATAACATTACCACTTGCCCCACCTGCTGTAGCAGTGAGGTCTTTAGCTGCTGAAAAAAACTTAGCGTCTGCTAGTATTGTCACTTTTTACCTTTTGCCTTTTTAACTACTTTAGTAGTCCAAGCTTCATTAACGTCAGGGGTAGAAGGATCATCTGCCATCAACTGACCTTTATCGTTACGAGCACGTACTTTTACTTCTTCTGTATCTTTTACAAAATTTAATACAGCAGGATCTTTTGTGTGCCATTCTCCCCGAATATACTCTGCAAGAACGGCACCGTATTGATCAATTACTTTATTACCATCTAATTTCATTTATCTACCACCACTTCCAAATTTAACTGTTGGTTTTTTATTTCTTCTTTTTCTAACTCCAGGAACTCCACCACCTTTAGTTAGATCTTTAACATAAAGACCCAACTTAGTTAATGCATCTAAAATTTCATCTATTTTAGAAGCTGGATTTTTATCTACTTTTTGATTTCTTAACTTTTCTAATTTTTTCTTTGTGGCTTCATATTTTTTACTTGCAGCTTCACGTTCACCAATACTTATCTTTTTAATATCAGAATCAATCTTCTTCATTTTATTTGTAATGGTAGCAGGTATTTTTAAAGTACTACTACCTGTTCTACTTGTTGAAGCAGAACGAGCAGGTTGTATGTTAGATACTGTAATTTTTTCTGCCCTAATTATTTCACTAGGTTTAGCTATACGACCTGAACCTGGACGTTTTTTAGGTCTAGGAGACTTTTTAGGTGCGACTGACTTTGGTCTAGATTTAGGTTTAGTTACCTTTTTCTTTTCTTCTTCTTTTAGATTAGTAGTATATCTTTTACCCTTCCAAGTAAAAACTTTACCTGCACCTAATGCTTTACGTGCAGCGGCAAAAGCTTTCTTAAAGGTCATATCATCATATTTACCTGCCATTGTATTGCTCCTTATTTATAAGTATTTTTAGGTTTGGCAATACCTGTACTCATAGGACCAGAAGATTTAACCATTCCGCCTACATTATACATAGCAACCTTACCGCCTTTTGCGTAAGCTTTCTTTTTCATTGCTCCGCCTTTGGCATAACCTTTCTTTTTCATCATGCCACCTTTATTAAGTTTTACTCCACGACCCTTAAGTACGTCTTTTTTTGTAACTTTTCCATCTCCAGTTAGATCAGGAAAACCCCCTTTAGCATAACCTTTTTTCTTCATCATGATTCTTCCTCACTATATAAATTATTAAACACTCGTTGCGTATCCCATACATAGTCTACGTTTTCTTTCGAGTTATAGATGTGTTGGTTAGGTTTAAAATCTGGAGCACCTTGTCCAGTTTCAAACCAAGCTGGGTGAGTTACTCTCACTCTGTTATTGGGCAACGCAACAATGTTACCTGTGTATTCTCCTGCATCTAACAACTCTAAAACGTGTGACTGCTTGTGTTGAGCAGGATCGTCTGCTACTTCGTTGTCAGTGTAGTCTACTGTAAAGTAGTACTTCGCAGGATAGAACTCACCGTCTACTTTGGCTATCCAAGGAGCAGGTGTAGCTCTTTCTAATTTATATACTGAGTGTGTATGCGACATACAATCCCAGGGTTGTGCTAAATATGGTGGTAGCTCTGTAGGCCATTCCTCAAGGGGGGTATCTGCCACGAGTGCTGTTAGAGGCATTCTTGCCCACATTGCACCACCATGTACATTCTCTGAGTCATCGAAGTCTGACTCGCATCCAGTAAATATAACTTGAAAACTTAGAGTCCTGTTTGGCATGGTGGTTACACCTATGACCATTGCATGTAAGAACTCTCCGTGATAATCTTCTAAATTCTTTGTATACTCTCTACGAACCCATGCTTTAAAGTAAGGTACACTACTAGTTAAAAATGGCATTTATTTCCTAAAGGCTCTGGTCTTTTTTGCGATCTTCTTAGGTTGAGCCACATGCTGCTTACCTGCCGCCTTGCCTTTTCGTTTAGCTCTGGTTGTAGCGGCATACTCAGAGCTGCTAAGAGACTTAATAGCCGCAGTAGGTAAATAACGTTCACCAGTTTTAGAACTAGGCTTTCCACTCTTTGTACGCCACTTTTGCTTTGTCCAGTTTTTTAGACTTTTTTGAGGAGCCTTCACGTCTTGTAGCCTCCGCCTTTTGCTTTGTACTGTTTAGCCAACATCTGAGCTTTTCGGGCTGACCATTGGCCTGGGTTGCCGCCCTTACCTCCAGCTTTGATTGAGTTGAAAAGAGTCTTGCGCATCCCAGGCTTGGTATAGTTACCTGCTTTATTGACACTAGATTTCTTCTTCATGTTACTAAGCCTTACAGTTACACTCTGGGCAACACTTCATATTTAATAACGCTTTTACAAGACGTTTAACATACGTCCAAATCCATTTTAGTACTTTCATAGTGAAACTCCTATCTCTATACAAGAAGGTACTGCAATTGCACCTTTTGATTTTAATATCTCTGCAAGTTCTTCAGCTTCTTTTAAACAAAGCTCTTTATTATAAAAAGGTTGTTCTGCTTTTGCCATAACTGTGCAGGAAAATGCTGACGCATTTGCACACATCAGCATTATTGCCACCCACATTAGAAGCTAGCCATAGCCCCTACTGTAATGTCACCAAACTCTAGATCAGAATCTGTAGATACTTCAGTATATAAACTCATAAAAGTACTAGGTATCTCATACTTTGCAGTAAAGTCTAGACCTTGAAAGATGTCTCCCTCGTCTAGCTCTAGCATATCAATATCCGTAGCTACACTTAGTCCAATACCCATAGCAGTTATTCCTGCTGATGGAGTTAGTTCCCACTCCCATTCTTCTATACCAGTAGTATAGTTGATATCAGAGTCTGCACCTATAGACAATGTCTGTCCTGCGACAGAGAAATCCATAGCTGATGTTGATGTAGCTGCTAGTGCAACTACAGTTGCGATTGCTGTTGTTTTCATTTTATGATCCTTTTTTCCATTTTTTTGATGGAGACTTTGTCTTTGACGGACTCCATTTAACCTTGTCTGCCCAATATGCAGCAGACATTTTACCTTTTTTAATATTTTTTGCATGACGTGATTTAAAAGCTTCACGTTGCCCTGCAGTCTGATTTGTTTTTACACCTTTTTGTCCAAACTTGATGTATTTATACTTACCATCTTCAGAAGCCATAACATGGTGGGATTTATCACTGTTATCATTAAGACGTTGAGGTTTGTTTACTGCTTTAAGTCCAACCTCTTTCATTTTAGTTTTAACTCGTGCTGGTATTGCCACTATCTTTTTCCTGCTTTACTATTTCTAGGAAAAGATCTATTAGCACGTTTTGTAGTTACCGATAGGTTCTTTACCCTATTATCTCTGGGATTACCATTACGATGGTTTACGTCCTTGCCATCGCCTTTTTTTACTACTCCTGCTTTCTTCAATGCATTGCGAGCTGCATTACGTGAAGCTCTATTCTTTTTCTGTACAGCTGTACCTTGATACTTTTTGTATTCACTTTTATAATTTCTCATGTTTTATATCTTTCATACTTAGGATTATTTTTTCTACCAAATAAAGTTAGTACAAAATTTATAAAACCTCTAGCGATTTCTGTAGGTGTTGGTAGTAACCAACCAAGTATTAAAAGTAACATTACCCAAGGGGGTATATTAGTATTGATAATATCTAGGTTTTCCACTTTACCTGTCTCTACTTCTTTTATTACTTCAGTTTGTATAACGTCTCTACCTGCAGTAACCTCTTCGGTCTGCTCTACACTCATTACAGATTGTCTATTCTCTGCACCTATTTGTGCATTAGAATTTACTGTAGGCCCGCCTGATCCGCCTAGCGGAAGCAGAGTACTCAAACCACAACCAGATAAGAATAGAGCGACCAGTAACCATCGCATTACATCAGCTCAAAATGAGGCGCATCAATAAATGGCCTACGTCCCTGTGACCTACGTAAGTCTACGTATG